ATCCTAAGCCGAGAAGAGTTCATCGGCTATCTCAAAGGAAACGTAATCAAGTACGGGATGCGCCAAGGCCGCAAGGGCGAAGACGATGCCGGAAAGTGCCGCCACTATCAGCAGAAGCTGAAAGAGGTGTTGGAGCAGTTCACCAACCTTTATTCGGAGTAAACCATGAAACCCACTATGTACCTGCGCATCCACGAGCGCATGGTGACCCAGAAGGTGGACACCCTTCCCGGCGACGACGTTCAGGGCTTCGTGACAAAAACCGTGCCCGTGTACATCCTCCAGCAGTTCTGGGAGCACCCCAACGGGAAAGAATCCGCTGGCGATATGTTCACCCTCATCATGGGATCGTGGCACGACCTGCCGGTGGTGAAAGCATAGAACGCCAACTTCAGGTTAAACTTCCACCCAATGCGCTGAAACATCGCGTGGAAGGAAAAAAGACATGACAGACAAAAAGCAGGCCGCGACCAAAAACAAGGGTGGTGCCACATCCACATACAACCCAGAGATCGCACGAATAATGTGTGAGAAGCTCAGTGAGGGAATACCACTGAGACAGATATGCAGGGAGAACGAAGGATTCCCAGCATGGAGGACGGTGTATGACTGGATGCGGAAAGACCCAGACTTAGCCACAGCCATCGCACATGCGCGTGATGTTGGTTACGACGCCATGGCCGAGGAATGCTTGGACATCGCTGACAACGCTGGGAACGACTGGATGGAACGCCTTGACGCTGAGGGACGCCCGGTTGGCTGGCAGGTGAATGGTGACAACATCCAGCGCTCCAAGCTACGGATCGAGACCCGGCTCAAGCTTCTGGCGAAGTTCAACCCCAAGAAGTACGGCGACAAGGTTGTCCACGCCGGTGACGACGTGAACCCGGTGATCATCGAAAACAACCACAACGTCTTCGGTGAGCTGCTCAAGAACCTCAAGATGCAAAGGCAGGCCGAGCAATGATTGAACCATTTATCGTATCCGATGCCAAGCCCTGCCCGTTTTGTGGAGAGCAAGGGCTGACCGTGGGTGAGGGCGACACCTACCGCTGGCGTGTGGCTGTCTGCAACTTCTGCGGCGCACAAGCCCCAGACGTTCGGTGTTCCATCAGCGAGGGCCAGACGCGGGATCAAGCCTACGCCGACGCCAACAAACGCGCCATTGACGCATGGAATGAACGAGCATGAAATACCGCCAAAAGCCCGTGGTAATCGAAGCCAGACAGTGGTTCAAGCTGGGCGACCACCCCGCCGTTCGTGATGGCGACTACCCATACATTGACACCCCAGAGCGAGATATTCTGGTCGAGCCCGGAGACTGGATCATCACTGGAGTCAAAGGTGAGCTTTTTACCTTCAAACCCGACCTATTTGAACTGATATACGAGGCAGCAGAATGATCCACTTCATCAAAGAGGGCGACATCCGCCGAGTCGGCCTGAACCTTTACCGCGCCGCTGGCGGCTTTGTGGCTGTGTGGGCGTGGTACGACGTTGTTACGCACACCATGTCCCACCGCCGCTTCCGCCTGCGCCTGCACATCAAGCCATGGATCGTGCGGTCGTCTGGGCACTTCAACGTCATCGACGAGTACCTGATGATGCACCGCCTTGCGCTTGTCCAGCGCGAGGTGCTGGAAGACCTAAGCCTTTTGGAGGCGGACATCAAGAGCATCAACGAGTCCTACGCATACATCAAGCCCCAATGAGTGCTCTCGAAGTCGTCATGGAGGACGAGAAGACCCAGAAAGAGTTCACCGCCCTCAGCCCGCACCAGCAGATCGTCTTCAACTGGCAGTTCAAGTGGCTGAACGAACAGGCCCTGAAGCACCAAATTGAGCCTGCGGGCGACTGGTGGAACATCTGGCTGCTGCTGGCCGGTCGAGGCGCAGGAAAGACCCGTGCAGCGGCTGAGACGCTGGCGGCTTGGGCATGCGAAGAGGCTGGCACCCGGTGGCTGGTGTCGGCTCCAACGTCCGGCGACTTGAAGTCCACCTGCTTCGAGGGTGACTCCGGCCTGCTCAAGGTCATTCCGCCCCTACTGGTAGCCAAGTACAACTCCAGCCTGCACGAGATCACGCTGGTCAACGGGAGCCTGATCAAGGGCATCCCCGCGTCCGAGCCTGAGCGCTTCCGTGGCCCGCAGTTCCATGGTGGGTGGCTGGACGAGCTGGCCGCATGGGAGTACCTGCGTGAGTCGTGGGACATGATCCAGTTCGGCATCCGTTTGGGCACGCGCACCAAGCTGATCTGCTCCACCACACCCAAACCCAAGGACGTGGTGCTGGAGTTGATCGACCGTGAAGGCGACGACGTGACCATCACGCGGGCCAGCACGTACTCCAACATCAAGAACCTTGCGCCCAGCTTCCAGAAGCAGATTCTCCAGTACGAGGGCACCAACCTTGGGCGGCAAGAAATCCACGCCGAGATCATTGACCCAGAAGAGGGCGGCATCGTCAAGCGCGAGTGGTTCAAGCTCTGGGGCGCGGGTAAGCCCTTCCCCAAGCTGGAGTACATCCTCCAGTCCTACGACTGCGCCACCAGCGACAAGACCATCAACGACCCCACCGGCTGCATCACCTTTGGGGTGTTCAAGCCACTGGACGGCGGCATGTGCGTCATGATCCTTGACTGCTGGCAAGACCACCTGCAATACCCGCAGCTACGTCCCAAGGTGATCGACGAGTTCGAGGTGGTGTACGGCGAAGGCAAAGGGAAGAAGCGCGTGGACGTGATCCTTGTGGAGGACAAGAGCGCCGGTATCAGCCTGATTCAGGACTTGCAACAGGCCAGCTTGCCCGTCATCGCGTACAACCCCGGACGAGCCGACAAGGTGCAGCGCCTCAGCATCGTCGCCAACATCATCAAAGCCGGTCGCGTCTACGTCCCTGAGTCCAGTGTGAAGCCGGGATTCGTCAAGGACTGGGCCGAGGGCTGCGTGAGCCAGATATGCAGCTTCCCCGAAGGAACGGTGCACGACGAGTTCGTCGATTGCATCAGCCAAGGCCTGCGCTACCTGCGTGATGCAGGCTGGATCAGCATCGACTTCCCCCGCGAAGACAGCGTGGACGAGGACGACATCTTGGACGCGGACGAATACAACCAGCGTGCCCGATCCATGACCAACCCGTACTCCGCTTGAGTGGAGTCGACTCCACCTTACAGGAAACTTACATGAACTATGGATGCCACAACCGGCGAGAGTTTGACCAGATCGTGGCCGTTCAAGATGGCTGGTATCAAAACTTCATGAGCGGCTGGACACGGGAGGCCAGCATGAAGTCCGTCCCCTTCACCATGGCCCGTGACTGCCAGTACACCAAGACCGCGCTGGGCCAAGCCGACTCCAAGTGCCAAGGGTGCAAGCATAGACTTGACATCTAGTCAAAGGTATGATCGGGGGAAATCGTTTATCGGGGTCAAATTCACATGACTGGAACCAAATATGACACAGCACAAGAAGGCCCATTCTGGCGCGTCCGTCCACGCCGCACTCAAAAAAGCAGCACAGCTAAGCAAGAGCATCGAAAAGATACTGGGAAAGACTCCAACGATGCACGCGGACTACCACGAGGCAAGCATGCGCAACCACTTGCGGATGCGGACATCAGGGAAATAATCCGCTCCAAGACTGGGCTCGCCCACCAAGCTGCTGACGCCTACACCCGCCAGATGTTTGGCCGGGCGTATGCCCCCATTGAGAACAGCGAGAGTTCCCTACGCAAGCAAGGCCCAATCGGCCAAGCCTTCAATCTGGCAGCGATCGAGCACCCCGAGTACAAGCAGGCCGTCTTTGAGGCGTACCAAAAGCACCTGCCCGAGGCCATGAGCGCCAAGGACTACGACGACCTACTCGCCAAAGCTTACAACCAGCTTGCACATGAGACCAAGCAGCAGTTCCACAGCCTGCCGGTGGACACCAGCTACCACCGCAACGGTGAAGGAAACTATCCCAGCAGCAAGCACATGCTGGCGGACATCTACAACAACCGCCACCTGAACGTCTTCCAAGGCGGCGACAAGCACGACTTCCTGCACGAGATTGATCCTGAGACCGGCCTGAACACCAATGAAATGTTCCGGGCCGTGCACGACTTCTATGGACATGGAGTCCATGGCACCGAGTTCGGCCCCAAGGGAGAAGAGAAGGCGTGGGCCGCTCATTCCGCCATGTTCAGCCCACTGGCACAAGCTGCGCTCACCGCAGAGACCCGAGGCCAAAACAGCGTGGTCAACTACACCCCGCTCAATACCGAAATCAAGCGTGCCGTGCGTGACTTGGACGAAAAGATTCACCACGCCCGCCGCAGTGGCCGTGACGATCTGGCCGACCAAGCGCAGGAAATGAAACGCGACCTGCTGTCCAACCACTTCCAGTACGCCCCGCAAAAAGCCGTGCTGCTGCCGCCCGAAATGAATCGTGGCGACTATGCCGGTGGCGTGCCCAGCTACATCAAGCACCTGATCAAGCCCCAGAACCCCACTGGCGCTGAACTCACGCATTTCAGCAACGAGCCCAACCTGACCCAAACCGACCCCAGCCGTTATGGCACCGGCATCAAGGGAGCTGAGGCTGAACGCCTGCAAGACCCTGCTGCCGTCCGTGAACGCACGTACTTCTATGCCGGTAACCCCGAGCGCGGCGAACAAGGACTGGGCACCCACAAGTACCACACCAAGGCAGAAGACCTTTACGACGTGGCAAGCGACCCTCAAGGGCTGCATGCACTGGCACGGGAGCACAACACTACGCCATGGACGGCAAAGGCCAACCAAGGGCTCACCAATGCCCAAGGCGCGTTCACCGATCTGGAGCGACTTGCCCATGAGCATGGATATGGTGGCGTCCTACAGCGCAACACCCAGATGCCCATGGCCGCACTGTTCAAGCCAGTGCCGGTGCAACGTGCTCACATGGCTGGTGGCGGCACCACCGACATTGACGCCATGATGCTTGCCACCATGAGGCCGCACAAACATCGCGGTGGCACAATCAAGGATCACATAACCATCACGGAGCGCCCCCTATGAGCGGACTGTACTCACCCATCAATCGCGCAGCAGAGTCAATCCACCGCCCCAAGGGCACCGGCGCGGAGTACATGGCCGAACTTCAGAAGAAGCCCGGCTACAAGCCCGCTGAAGCCGAGGATCGTGACCTACAAGCCCTCATGGCGCTGCCACAGATGGAGCGTGCAGCCTTCATGGAGAAGCTGCAAGCCCAGAAGAACAAGTTCCCGCTCAAGATGCGTGAGCTGGAAGGCACCCAAACCCATCATGATGACTACACCATGCCCGGCGGCGAGAACTACCGCGAAATCCTGTTGCACACACCGATGCCCGAGGGCCAAGGCTTTGAAGGCCGCTCACATCACTTCGGTGGCATGCCCAACATCCTCGCCAGCATTCGCGTGAAGGATCGCATGACGCCTGAA